AAAGTTAAAAACACTAAAAAACCCAAAAAGTGTTTTCTTGTCGCACCAATCCTGAAACACCCTAAAATTTCAATCGTCTAGTTTTTAATAAAAATATTTTTTTTCAAAATTTTGAAAAACTCAATGTGGTATAATGGGTTATGAAAAAAAACAGGGAGGAAAATATGAGTCATGAATGGAAACACCCAAGCTACTATAAAGAGTTAGCAAAGGTGAGAAAAGAGTTTGAAGAAAACTCTGAAGAAGAAAACAAAAAAGAGGAGGAACAAGATGATGAATAAGTTTGTTCGTACAAAACTTTATAGCGGATCAATAAAAGATAGATTGCAAAAAAATATTGAGATGGCTAAAGAGTTAGGTGAAACATTAACTTGGAAACAATCTAAAGAATTGCTTAAAGAGTTAGACAAGCAAGAGATTTGGGTAAATAATATTTATCAAGTTAATGTATTAAGAGGTAAAGATTGCGACCAATACGTTCATAATAAATCACTTAAAGGAAGATGTGATTACATAACTATTAAGACCCATAACAAAGAAGCAATAAGAGATTGGCGACATTTTCAACAAATAAAAAATGAGTTATGCGGTGAGGATAGAGAGGCTATTGAGTTGTTTCCATCTGAACAAAGACTTGTAGATACCGCAAATCAATATCATTTATGGGTTCTACCAAAAGGTGAAACTATGTGTTTTGGATTTGCAACTAGGAAAGTTGACTACACTGAAAAACTTGGTGGTTTCAATAAAGCAGGTCAAAGACCTTTATAACATTCTTGAGGCAGTCTGAAATATGGCTGCCTTACCAATCAAATTTTTTTTCCTCTTTTAATTGTTGATCAACACTATTTAAAACTTTTTGTTTCAGGTCATCATCTTCTTTCATACATTGATAATGAGCATGACCACCACCATAAAAAGAAACAAAGCTATCGGTATTAATTAATTCTTTATGACAGTAACGACAAAATCCAACTGTAACAATTATTTGTTTTGATTTAACCCAAGTCTTTTTCTTAGGTTTTGGCATAGTTAGGTTTCTTACCTTTTCTTGACTTTCTTTCAGCTTTCTTTTTTCTTGATACCGCAGCTCTCCTTTGAGAAGGACTCATTGCTCTTGCTTTAGCTATCGGTACACATTTAGGATAGTTTCTTCTTTTCTCACCTTTTGATCTACCGCATTTAGGAAAAGAACCATCGGATCTAGGATTAGCAATGTCAACCCAGTTTTGTTGTACCCATGACCTTAATCCTTTTTTAGCCATTATCTTTTTCTTTTCTTAGCTTTCTTTTTTTTCTTTTTTCCACCAGGAGTTATCTTACCTGAGCAAACTGCACTGGCATACATATTGGCATAAGCAGAGGGATATACCTTAAACTTTCTTTTAGCTGCTGCTTTACCTCTAGGACATAGTTTAGCCATCTTTGAACTCCTTTAGTATTTGTAGTTTTTCTTCTGCATGAGCAATCTTTTCAATCAGCTTATCTGATTCGTCTATGTGTTGAGGATGCTCACCAATCCCTACACTGTTTTCTAAATAAATTTTTAATGTCGCCTCAGCTTCAGAAATCTGAGCTTCATATCTTTTTTCTAGTGCTTCTAATATTACTTGCCTCATGCACTATGTCTTTTTTGGACAGAAAATTTTGCAACTTTTACTGCACCCTTATGAGGTTTGTATGCACCTTTCATAAGTTTATATGAGTTACCTTTTTTCATCCAATGAAAACCTTTTGGTGCTTTTACTGATTTCATCATACTTTTTTCTTTTTCTTTTTTCTTAGTTTAGCAAAGTCTGCACCTGTGATTTTATCAAATGGTGCAGCCATTCTTGCAATCTTCATTTGTTTTTTACTGTACTTTTTATTTTTACCTTTAGGCATAATATAAACCCTCCAACATTCCCAACTGACTAGCAGCTACTCCTAATTGTTATTTTTTTTTCTTTTTTTTGTTTTTTTTCTTTTTTTTATTCATTGGTTTTTTTTTACTATGATACATTGTTTTCTCCTTTTGTTACCATTTCTTACATGACCAGTATCTTGCACTGAACACATCTTTAGCAGTAGCACATCTGTGCCTTGCTCTAAAGCTCTTTCTAGCTTTGGGGTTAGATTTTCTAATCTTCATATTGGCATCCCCATATCTAATTATCTTTTCTTTACCACCTTTACAAGCCTTGACGACAAATTTTTTTCCACCTGAGATTTGTCTTTTAGGTGTATTACATTTCATTTTTGACTTATCTATCGCCATCTAATTTTACCCCATTAAAGTATTTATATTCATATTCGACAACTCTGCAATCATGTTTTTTACGCATAGATTTTTGTTTATCTTTAAATTCTATGGCTTTTTTCTTAGTTTCAAAAATAGTATTGGTAAACATAGTATGCAAATCGCTGTTATTTTTCCATACCACACAATACATTATGTCATAATTTTTGGTTTTTTTGGAGGAACTACAGCTTCTTCAGTACACAAAAACTTAATAAATATTTTACTTTCGTTGACATCCTCATAACCAATTTCTTCTAATTTTTTTATTGATTCATTGTTACCAGCTATCATACAAGAGTAACCATCTTTAAATAAATCTGGGTATCTATAAGGTGGTAAACAAGTATTACTCAAAGCAGAACACATTATTAAATTTAATACAAAATTCACTTATTATCTTTCATTTTTTTTATTTCACTCTCTAGTTCTTTTATTTTTTTTGTTGCATCATCTAGGTCTTGTTGAGAGTGTTCTAGTTTTTGCAAACATCTTTTGTTAGCAGAATCTTTAGACTTACCTGCATCCTGTAATTCAGCAACCTCTTGTTTAAGGATTCTTACTTGATCCTTATATTCATTAATCAAATCAATGTCAGACATTAATTATTTTTTATTGTTTTTAAAAATCTGTGTACCCTTAATTCCATAAATACTTGCGACTACCAAAATCCACAAGTTTGTGAACCATGATGGGAGCTGTTGGAACTGTTCAAAGAACTCTTTTATTTTAGCAGACGCAGCAGGATCTTCGCTGAAAACCCCATAAGCAATCACTAATATGGGAAGTGTTAAAACGACCAATACAAATTCGTCTTTCCAGTCTGATTGCCTTGCCTCTAAAAGTTTGCCACTGTACTCAAGTTCTCCTTTTGCCATCTTTTCTGCATGAGCTGCCTGAGCATCTGCCATACGCATTTTAGTTTCTTGTTTTTTTTTATAAATATGCGTACCTGCATTCAAAGCTAATTTTATTGCACTAAACCACATTATGCACCTCTCATTTTTTCTGCTAGTTTTTTTGCTCTATTAGGAGTTTGCTTCGCCCAAAGAGAATCCATCATTTGAAAACTAGCTTCACCATAATCTTCTCTATCCAAAGCCTTCCACATATTTTTAAATTTAGATACACCACCTTCTCCTATTTGGTAAACCATATTAATAATGACTTGCTTTGCAGTGTTGTTAATTGATCTTTCTCCTATTAATCTTTCGGCTGCATCTAGTGTTCTTTGGAAATCTCTTTCAAATACAAGTTCACCTTCTTCTTTAGAATATTCAACACCATGCTCATATTGATCTTCAGGTGTTATCTTGTGTCCATAGAATATAGTATCAAAGCCTTCACTACATTTGTAAATCTTAGGCACATAGCCTTCACAAATTTTTATTTCTTCTTTTACTTCTTCGTACATATTTTTTCTCCAAGTTCATTGTTAATCTTATTCGCCATCGCCAAACAAAAGCATATAATTTTCTGCACAAATATTCTAGTTTTATCAGTATATATTCCATAGCCACACCTCATAAAATCCTTAATGTTTGCACCCCTCACAATTACATAGTTCTTGATCGAAGTTGTTAATATGTAAATCGTCTTTGCAATGACAATCGCACTTACAATCTTTACATTTCTTTTTTCTTTTCTTTGGTTTTGGAAAGAATACGTTATCTAAGTGTTCAGAGAACTTATCTAATAAACCAAAAAAACTGTATATAATTTTATCTATCATTCTAATATTAATGCTTTAATTGATTTTTCACCCATATATATTTCTGTTTCAGCAAGTGATTTAATGCACTGATATTCTATATTTTTTGATGCACCTCTTGAGGCAACTCTTTTACCTTTTAAGCAATCAGACATAGAGTCTTGTATTCTATGCTCTTTAATCTCTCCATTAACTATTAATAAAAGTGCTATTACAATTTCTTGCATTAGTGTGTACCATTTGTATATTTCATTTCTCTTGAAGCATCTTTCAATCCTTCAATATCTTCTAAAGCCTTGTCAAGCATTTTTTCAATATGTTGAAGCATAACTTGATTGTGAATATTTTTGTCTAAAAGTTCTTGGTGTTTTTCTACAGTTTCGTAAAGGTCTTCCAAGAGTAAAAATTGTTCTTTATCAACTGTCGTTTGCTCAGAAGCTTTAAGTAAATCAGCATTCATAAGCTCTCTTGATGTTTCAAGAGATGTTAGTCTAGCAGTAATCTCAGTATATGCGAAGATACCCATAGACACTGCAATAATAATACCAACCATATTCTTGATTGGCATAGCGACAGATGTATTTTCACTAACTTTCATAATCCACCATAAATAATTTTATACCTAATTTCTTTTGTTCTTTAGTAGGACTTCTGTAAATCTTGTAAGAACCTTTAGGTTTATCTTTTAAAGTTTTACCTTTTTTTGTTTTTCTATAGGTATTTGTTTTTATATCAATGAGTGTTATTTTACCATTTTTGTCAACGATAACAATATCAAATGGACAAGCAGGATCTACAGATTTAGCAACAAAATAACCTTCTTTAGTTAGTTTTGCTATGGTTTCATATTCACCAACTGTGCCTTTTATTGAAGTTTTTTTTTGTCTTTCAGAGATTAGTTTATCAGGTTTATAACCAGATTTGCTAGACTTGTCAGACTCAGTGCTGCTACGAACCATAAGATTTTGTAGATGTTATTGATTCTTAAGTTTAAATGGTGCAAATGGTTATCCCTAATTACATCAATTTTGTGGTGGATCAGTTTTAGCTCACCTTCAACTTTAATAATTTTTTTTTCGTTTTCTTGAGGTAAGCTATCCATTTAATATCCATTCTCTTTCATATCTGATAAAACTTTATCTTTTTCATCCTGAGATATAATTCCATCAGAAGCCATAGCTGCTATAGCTTGTCTGAAACTTCTTCCAGCTATTGTTTGATTTTGATTGTATTTAAAACCAGTTGTTAAATATTTTATAACTTTATCATTAGTCATCATTTTTGCTAATGCAGCAGGTGTTAAAATAATACCAGCAGCTATACCTGGACTACCTAATACACCAGCAGTTCCTCCTGCTACTAATTGCATAACAGCACCAGATTGTTTCATTTGAATAAATATTGCACCAGGAGTACCACCTCTTTTTCTTATTCTTCCTTGTGAAAATTTAAGTGCGTTAGAAAAATTTACTAAATTTTTTATTTGTTGAGGTTCAAAAAAAGCATTGAATGTTTTTTTCTTTTTAATTTTAAGTAAATCTTCAAATTTAGTACCATTTATTTGTCTGCCAAATTGGTCAGATTGTGTTGATGATCTTGTCAAAATATCTTCTAAAAATTCGCCTCTTAATTTATTTTTTAATTGATTTCTAACAGCTTTATCTTTCACTTCATCAATTATTTTAAATGTAGAAGTAACCAATGTAGGTCTATCAGCAGCTTGTGGAACTATTGACTTATAAACAAGCTCTGGATCTTTATCCATTAATGTTTTGAATAAATCATCATTGTAAACTTTAGCTCCTTTTTTATAAAAATTATTTGCTTTTCTATATAAATCTTGTACTTCCTCTGGTAATTTTGCAGCAGTCATAGATTCATCTATGTATTTAGCTGCAACTGCTGCTAGTCTTTGTTTCTTTTTACCTAATCCAGGTTCAGCTAATGCTCTTGTAATTTCTAAATAATCTGATCTTAAATTATTTGCTTTTTTAAAATTTACAAAATTTTTCTCAGCATCTATACCTCTTAAAAATGAAACTAAAGCACCACTTTCTGATTTAGCACCAATGTTTTTTAGTTCTCCTTTAGCCCATTTTTTTAAGGTTGTAATATCTACTGCATTTGGATTACCTGCTCTTGTAAGAGCTTCATCAAGTGCTTTGTACTTAGAGTTAGATGTTGCTTTAAATGCTTTTTGACTACCTGCTAAAGTTTGTTGAAATAACAAACCTAATTCTTCTTCTCCTGCTAAACTTTTATATCTTGTAGCAAAATCCTCTATACCAGATGTTGCAATACTTTCAGCACCTTCTCTTGCAGACCTAATAGATCCACCACCAACTAAACTTAAATCTGCTACATTTTCTAATATGTCAATAGTTTGACCTTCTTGCAATAAAGCTGGTGTTAGTTTACCAGTTTTAGCAGCTTCCATGATTCTATCAGAGTAAGTTCCTTTTGGTGCAGATAATATTTTTTGTTTTTGTTTATCAATAGTAGCAATAGCTTCTTCAGCACCATCAATTAATTTTTTGTTTTTACCTATTGCTTTTGCAATACCTTTATTGATTATTGTACCAGCACCTTCTGCTGTAGCACCTGTAAAGAAAGCTCTTACTAAATCTTTTGCTACATCTTCAGTTGGATCAAATGTTTGAGATACACCAGCTCCAGTTGCTTCTCCTAAACCTGCACCTGTCATTCTTGTTGCTACTGCTTGTAAGCCTGGTCTAACAAAAGCTGCTACTCTACCTATATATAAAGGTAAAGTTAATTGTGGTGCAAGAATAGTTCCACCTACTGCTCCACCTACCTCTAAAACTAATCTACCAAATTCAGGTGATGATAAATAATCTGCTACAGCTTGTGATCTTTCATTCATTTCAGGCATTTCATCATAGTCTAACATACGACCATAAGCACCTTGTTGTTGTCTTTGTTGATCTACTGTAGGTAAATTTTGTTGATTAATTGTTGCTTGTTGTTGAACAGCATTAGATTGATCTAATCCCCTTCTTCTTTCAAGTTCTTTTTCAATTAGTTCTCTGCTCATCTTGGTAAATTTTTAAGTAATTCTTCAAGTATATTAGTTGGTAATGCTTGTAGTTGTTCAGGTGTTAATGTTAATCCTGAAGATGGTGTTTGTTGTTGTGTTCCTTCATAAAAAGATAAACCACCAGATTTAAAATAACTATCTAAATCTTCATCTCTGTATGCTGCAAATACTTGTCTTTTTTGTTTTTCAAGTGCTTGTCTGTTATTTTTTAATATTTTTAAAAATGTTTTTTCATCAGGTGTAGTTAAAGCACCAACTAATTCTTTTTGGAATCTTTCAAATTCATTAGGAGTTACAGCAGCACCTGATCTTTCTTTTAGTGTAATGTTAGAATATTTACTTATTAATGCTCTCAATTCATTACCTGCTTCTGAAGTAGCAAAACCTGGAATATTACCTTGAACTAAACCTACTCCAGGTAAATTTTTACCATCTAAACCTTCTATGTAATCTTCGATGTCTTTCAATGCTGAATCTACATCTGATAATTTTGATTCTTTTACTGCTTTTGCTATATCTTTTAATCTGTTGTCAGCAAAAGAATTAACTTTGAAATCAACTATTTGATTATTTTTTTTAAAAACAATAACATCATCGTTTGGATTTAAACCTAAAAATTGTTTGTCTTTAGGTGTACCTGCACTAGCAACTTTTTGAGTATCACCAATATTTATTGTTTGACCTGAACCTATTTGTTTTATTTCGTTAGTTCTTTCGTTTATTTGATAACCTTTATTAGGATCAAGATTAACACCTTCAGATTTTAATTTTTCAAATTCTGCTGACGTTAATGCTCTAAATTTATTTGCTTTTTTAGGTGTCATTAATCTTTGTAACTGTGCTGTTTGCATAGCAGCAGGAAATAATGCTTGTAAAGGATCTTTACCTTGTAAGCCTTGTCCATAAATAGCAGAACCTAATAGTGCAGCTTGAGGAATATTACCTAATAAACCACCTTGTTGATTAGCAGAGGTATCTATTAATCCTTGTAATTGTTCGTATCTTCTTCTTAATCTATCAATCATTATATTAATCCTCTTGTTCTCATGTAGTCTATATTAAAAGGGTTGGTACTCAAATTTGATGCCATTAGACCGCCATAGGGGTCTGTAGAATAGCCAAATTGTTGATTTGGAGCTACTATACCCAAAATACTATTAACACTATTTTTAGCATTATTATAATCCCTTTGCAAATCAGAACTTAATGGTGAACCTTGACTCATATTCATATTATTAAAAAATTGTTGTGCAACAGATGCTTGTGGTGTTTGTCCAGATACAGCATAGGTTAATTCTGGTGTAAATAAATTTTGTAAATTTTGTTGTTCATCTCTGTTTAAGGTAGCAGGATTAAATGATGCGTCTAAAGGATTTGTAGTATCTCCACTGCCATATTTTGCAGTATAATCTGATTGTTTAAAATCACCTGATCTTACTGCGTCTAAATCGGATCTTAAATCAGCTAATTCATTTTGATAAATTATGTTATTTTCTCTTGGGGTAGAACCTTTTTTATTTACAAGTCTATTGATTTTAGTATTTAAACCAAATTCCATACCTTTTTGTTGTAAAGCCTCAGACATAGGTGATAAACCTCTTGCTACCGCACCTAAAATTCCACCTTCTTTGTAAAAATCTATAACATTATCAAAACCTACTTGAAAAGGTGATCTGTCATCTACTACTTGTGATTCTAAAATAGCAGGTGCTTCTAGTTGATCTTTTGTAATTCTACCTTGTCTAAATGCTTCTTCTTTAGATAAACCAAAAGGTTGTTCGTCTTGTGGTCTAAATCCTGGTTCTGTACCTGATGCTATTCTTTGAATTCTGTCTTGATAATTATTGTCATTACCTCCACCACCTCCACCTGTATTAGTTGGAGTAGAAGGTTTTGATGGAGCAGAGTAAGCTGCATCAGATGTCATGGCTGCTCTTGCAGATGCAAAGCTATCACCACCTCCACCTGAGCTACCGCCTCCGCCTCCTGCACTTGAACTCATGTGATCTCCTTTATAAAATTATAGAAATGATAAACAAAATGTATAAAGCAATAATATGTTTAGTAGGCTTTGCTCTTACTTTTTGTTCAAGGTCAAAATAAAATTTTTTAATTCTATCCATTATAATAAACCTCCTAATAATCCTAAACCACCACCAAGTAATGCACCTGCACCACCGCCAAATTGTCCACCAACTAATGCACCTCCTAGTGCAGTTGAAAATGGATTGGCTTGTACTTGTGATGATCCTATTGTTGTAGGTAGTCCAGTTGCAATCGGTGATACGAAACCTGCGTATTGTTGTAATGCTTGTGCTGGAGCTAATTGTCTTTGTCTTTGTATATTTTCTAATTGTGCGCCTGTTTGAACTAAACTTGGAATTTGTGTAGCAAGTCCTAACTGTCTTCCTCTTTCAGTTCCATATTCTTGAAATGCTAAAGGTAAAGCAGCTTGAGCCACTTGTGAAACTATTTGTTGTTGCGACATGGGAGAACCTGGTGTTCTACCTGCTGCACTAAATTGTGATTGAACTCCTGTTGCAACGTCTGCTGCTGTCTTTTGTATCAATGGAGCTAAGAAGGGATTTAAATATTGACCACCTAATGTTGCAGCCATTTGTTGTTGAGCTGCTGTACCAAGAGCTTCTTGTCCTGCAAGTCCTGTCAATGTTTGTTGTGTTGGTGCTACATATCCTGCTGCACCTGCACCTTGACCATATATAGTTCCAGCTTCTGATAATATTTGTGATAATGCTGGTTCTGCTGGTGCATAAGGTGTTACTTGTTGTGTAGTAGTTCCACCACTTGATCCTCCGCCAAAACTCATTTTAACTCCTCTTGTTCAATTTTCTTTTCTAAAACTACATGGGTTCTTTTGTAGTTAAATAAATTTAAAACTCTTTGCCAACCTGGTCTAGCAATCAATTCCATCATTTGACAACCTTCTTCTTTAGCAAAATCTTCTATCTTACTAATTAAATGTTGCCACTTGTGTCTTTGCCCT